GGGAACCCGGCGCCCGAAGGGCACGCGGGGACGGAGTCGTTCAACTGGAAGGAGTACCGCTGCCAGCGATACGCCTATCCGGTCACGTTGGGCGATTTGACCGTCGATCAGGCCACGTGGCCGATCCTGGAAACGCACCGCCGCATCAAGGCGCAGCAAGCCATGACGGCGCGCGTTCAGGCCATTATGAACGTGGCCCTTTCCATTTCGAGCTATCCGACAAATCACGTGATCGACGTAACCACGCTGCCCGGCAACACGGGCAACTGGGCGGCGGCCACGACCGCGAACGGCAACATCAAGCGCTCGATCAATACGGCGGTGGCCCGGATCAAGCAGGACACGTTTTCGGCGGTGCGTCGCCAGGATATGGTGCTTGTCGTGAGTCTGGAGCTTGCGCAGGCGATGGCGGAATCGCAGGAAATCGTGGACTACCTGAAGAGCTCGCCGTATGCCCTGCCGGCCCTCCAGCAGCAGGCCCCGCAGTTCGTCGAGATGGGCTTGCCGCCCGTGCTGTACGGCGTGCGCGTGGTGATCGAGGACACCTACAAGGTCACGTCGCGCAAGGGCGTTACCAGCACCGTGCGCTCGCCCGTGCTCCCGAAGGCCAACGCGCTTTTGGTATCGCGGCCTGGCGGGCTCGAAGGCGTTGCCAACACGCCCAATTTTTCGACGCTGGCCATCTTCGCCCAGGAGGAAATGACCGTCGAAAATCAGGAGGACCGCATCAACCGGCGCATGCTCACGCGCGTGGTCGATACCATTGGTGCCGCAGTGCTTGCGCCGGCCAGCGGCGTTCTGTTCACTGCGTGCGCCTAGGTGAGCTATGCTTTACTGCGACGCGCCGACGCTAACGCGGTTTTTCGACGAGCGGTCGATCCGCGACCTGCTCTCGGACGACGGCGCACCGTACGACGGCGACCTGGCGCTCCATGCGACGCTTCAGACGCTGCTGCAAGCGGCCAGCGGTCGGCTGGAGGCGGCCTGCTATTTCGGCGGCTTGTACACTGCGGACGACCTGGCAAACCTGCCGGCCAATTCGCAGGCCCTGGCCGCCGAAATCTGCGCGCGACTGGCGATGGCCGCTCTTTTGTCGCGGCGGGCCAAGGACGCAGAGCTCGCCACGAAGTTAGAGGAGTCGGCCGAGGAATACCTGGGGCAGCTCCGCGACGGCAAGCGGCTTTTCGATTTGCCGGCGCAGAAAGCGGCAGGCCACCCTTTCGTCGCGTGGCCGAGTATCCGCTGGCTGACCACGCGCGAGGCCGTCACGGACCGCACGCCGCATTTCTACCCGCGCGCGGCGGATCGCCTGCCTGCGGATCGAAGGGGGTAAGCAATGCCAATCGAACCTATCGCCTATGGGCTCGCGACCGTGAAGGTCGGCTTCGGCGCCAGCGGGGCGTTGCAAACGCTCGGCTATACGCGCAACGGGGTGCAGATCAGCTTGCGGCCGATCCTGATCCCGGTGCCTGGAGACGCGGGCGGCGGCGACGGCGGGACGCCCATCGACTATCAGTACCTGGGCGAAGAGGGCACCATCCGCGCCGAGCTCACGTCGGTGGACATGGCAGTCTTGGAAGCCATCAAGGGCATCTGGGCCAAGACCGCGGGCGAAGTCACGGTCCATATCGGGAAGTTTATTTTCGGCCCTGGGAATTACCTGCGCGTGAACATCGAGACCCCCACGAAAATCCACACGTTTCCGCGGTGTACGCTGCTCAATGAACCCATCGAGATCACCAAGGGCACGCGATACGCTGTCCATGTGGTCACCTTCCATGCCCACCCGTACACGGGAAGCTTGTACTCAGTCAGCAACCCGAGCTGATGCCCGATGATCGCTGGCCTGATTGCGAAAATCGCGGACTGGTGGCGCCGTATCCGACCGCCGAGCAAAGCGGAGCGGTACCTGTTCCGCTACTGGGACGGGCGGCGCTTCCGCTGGGCGGACCCGCTGGTCGTGTTCCAGCGCCTCACGCACGACCCCGAGTTCTGCTACGGCAACGGCCCCGACGATCCGCGTTCGGAAATCGGCCCGGCCCTGGAGTTTCAAGAGCCGCATTTTTCGCGTCTGGTGGGCGCGGTGCATCGTGCGTTCGGCACGCATCCTTTCGACGGGCGCTACGGGCTCACCCACGCGGAAGCGCTGCACCTGTTCAGCGGCTTTGTGCATTGGGTCGATGCCCTTGTAAAAAAAAACAGCCCGTCATCGACCTCATCGCCACGTATGGACTCGCAGTGCTCGACCTGCCAGGAGTCGCCAGACGGGACTACGAGCTCACCATCGCCTTGACCCTCTTGGCGTGGCGTGTTGAACGGCGTAGGGCCTATCGGGTGCTGCTGGGGGCGCGCGGCGCCTTCAGCTCCGACGATGCGTTCTGGAATGTGGCCCTCTATGACACGCCCGAGGAGGCGCAGTTCTGGACGGAACTGACGGCCAGCCGTCGGGCCGCCGCGGCGGCCAAGCCGCCACCGCTGGCCGATGTGGACCTGGCCGACGCCGAAGCGGCGGCTGCCCAGATGGAGCGCTTCGCGGCCGCGGCAATGCACGCAGCGGGAGGGTAAGCGATGCCAGCGCCTGCACTAGCTGCCATCGCCCGCGTGCTGGCGGGCCTCGCGGTCCGAGCTGGAGCCCCTGCCGCAGGGCGAGCGCTTGCGGCCACGACGGGCGTTGCCGGGACGCGGGCCGCCTCCGCCGCCACGGCCGGCGGCGTGCGCCAGGTGCTTGAAGACACGGGCCTGACCAACGTGCGGCAGATTCTGGCGGCCGTGATGCAAGGGCCGCAGGCCGGCGGACGGCAACAGCAGCCGCAGCCACCCCAGCAGCCGGCGCAGCAGGCCGCGCCAGCGCCCCCACCGCCACAACCGCCGCAGGCGCCGCAGGCGCCGCCACCGCCGCCACCGCCTCCCCCGGCCCCGCCACAATCGCCTCCACCGCCACCGCCGCCACCGCCACCGCCTCCGCCGCCCCCGCCTCCGCCTCCGCCACCTCCGCCGCCGCAGGGGCCACCGCAGGGCCAGGCCCCGGGTATTCCCGACCTGGGCGACATGCTCAAGCAATTGGGCGGTTCGCTGCTATCGAGCGCCCGGGGTTTCGTCACGGGCAGTCTGACATCGCCCGTCGGGATGGCAACCGCCGCCCTGACGTTGCCGATTGCCGCGGACCGGCTGGCGAATAAGTTCGAGCAGCTCGCGAGGCGAGTTGCCGAAGCGAACGATCAGTTTGGGGAGTTTTCGGGGCAGATTGCGGCATCGACCGCCAGGCGTCAGATGGCCGAGCGGATGCAGCGTCGCAGCATTGCGCTGGCCACGTCCAGCAGCGCCTCGCTGCTCAATCAACAGCTCGCGTCACTCACGCGCGAAGTAACGCCGATCAAAGAAGCGGTCGCGTCCACGATGAACTACGTCGCGACGGGGATGACGCTGCTTGCGCGAGCCGCCGTGCTGTTCGTCAAATTGTGGCCGACGTTCATTCTTTGGCATCGGACGATGCAAAAGGCCGAGGGCCGCGGGAGCGCCAAGCCCGAGGAAACGCCGCTGCATGAGTTCCTGCGTGACGTGCGCGCTGGCCTTTTTCGGAACCGCGAACGATGACCGACGTGATCTACAACGGCGTGCGCATCAGCAACTGCACCACGCGGCAGTTCCGGCAACTGGTGCGCTACGACGAAAGCGGCACCGACCTATTGGGAACCGAAATCCATCTGGTGGTCGAAGGCTATATCCACGGCCAGCACAGTCTGTCGTTTCACGGAATCGGCCGCGGCACCTATCGCAACGTGGCGGACGAGTTCGCGGCCGTGTCGATGGCCTTGTCGCAACCGCGAAAAGAGCTCCGCGTCTATTGGCAGACCGAAGCGGGCATGGTGCTTGTGCTGCATGCGGTCCCGGGCACCACGGAAAACACGGCCACCAATACCGACGTGGACCACGGCCCGAAACCGACCGAGCTGGAAGTGGTGCGTGTGACGCCGCGGGCGGTGCTGGTGCGCTGGGGCGTCAAGACGACGGTGAGTTTCTGCGCCGATAGCCAGCAGGTGCGCGGGCCCGCGAAAATCATCTACAACAAGTGGCACGTGGAAGAAACGCTCAACGCCGACTGGTACACCAGCCGCCGCATCACGGGGCGCATCCGATTTTCCGAGGGGCTGACCGCCAAGCATGCGCTGCGTGGGGCCATTACGCCGATTCTGGAGCAGGGGTTTCGGCGCGAAATGGTGCAATACAGCGTCAGCGAAAACGGCCTGGAGGCCAGCTATATCATTGACGACCGCCAGGTCCATTACTCGGCCCCGCCGCCCGCAACCGACATGCGCGTGACGCACACGGATTCCAGCAACGACGGCATAACCTGGCTAAGCAATGTGACGATTGAGCTGACCGGTTCGCCCGCGGCCAGCCGGCAAGCGCTGCTCCAGCGGCTTGTCGAAATCATGGACCAGCGAACGCGCATCCTGTCGGGCACGGACCAGCAGCGGAAAAACCTGAAGATTGAGCATGTGGCCATCACGGAGGAGTTCGGCGAAACGAACCGCGTCCGGGGCGACATCACGGTGAAATACTTCTACGAAAAGACCTCGGACGTGACCTATACGCTGCGCGACCGGCAGATTGGCCAGCCGCTGGAGCTGCGCAGCTACAACCGCACGCAAAGCCAGACGCCGCCGCTGTTCGGCGAGCAGCCGCACGGCAGACGGCGCGATCCGTCAACGCTCTTCCTGCTGGAGTGCTACGTCCAGGACCCCTGTTCGACCGTCAAGACAATCGGCCGCAATCAGCCGTCACGGTCGCAGCTCTACCAGCCGCAGCAGGACAACCCGTCGCCCTACGTCGAGGAAACGCCCCGCAGTCCGAGTCAGTCACGGCCGCAGCTCAGCTACAATCAATCGCACGAGCAGGCCATGTACACGCTGGCGACGGTGCGTGTCACCTTCGACGCAGACTTTGGGCGCCCCGTCGTTCCGCTCGGAATCGACCGCGTGAACATCGACGGAAACCCCGACGCCCTCGTGGCAAAGCTTGTCCCCACGTTGCACGTGCCGGTGTATCGTCGCATGGTCGATTGCGTGCTGGAGCGCGTCGGGGCGCTTCCGGAACTGCCGCGCCTCGATCAAGCCATCGTCGAGCACGACGGAGCATACTTCATCCGCAATCGCTGGAAAGTGATCGCGGAGCCGCCGCGTCCGGACCCCAGCGGATCGCAGCTCGTCATGCGGGTCCGCGTCCTGATTTGGGAAACGCTGTTGGGGACCAACTTGCAGCAGCTCTGGATCGGGACCAACCCAATCGTGAACGTCGAGCCCGCGCGGCTGCCCTTAAGCGGCCGCAACCCGCTCAACTTGTAGGAGGCGACGATGGCCCTCATCTATACCCGCCCGCAAGGCGACGGCATTTTCGACGTGCTAGGCAAACTCATCGGCGCGATCGAGCAGGCGCACGAGTGCTTTCGCACGCACGAGAGCGGAAGCCACCGCACCGCCCTTGACCAGTACAAGACCGACGAGGACTACACGGACGACACGGAGCGCGCCATTGCGCCGATGGTGGACGCGCTCTTGGGGCTCGAAACGGCCACGACGGACTACGCCGAGCGCGTGCGCCGAGTCGCCGCCAATTATCTGATCGCGGCCATCGAGCGCGGCTTGAACCTGACCAGCGGGTCGCTGTCCCTGCCGGATGCCTTGCGCCTGCTCATCCAGGAAATGCGCAAGGACGGGCAGACGGTCAAACGCGATGCGCCATTTATCACGACGCCGCTGTTGTCGAATATCGGTTACAACGGGCGGTTGTGGGTCGAGGAAGTCGGGCCAAATAACGCGATGCGCGAGCGCATGATCGGCGAAACGCTCGACGTGACCTGCGTGTCGCAGCAGCCGGTACGGTTCGAGATTCGATCCCGGCGCCCGCTGCTGCCAGCGATGGCGCCCAATTGGCCGGGCGGCAGCGGAGCGGCCCTGACCCTCAAGGAAACGACGGAAACCGACGGCCGGCTGCTGAACGCGGGTTTCGAGCTCGTGGACCCGACCGGCGCCCCCACCGACTGGTCGGTGGTCGATGGGTCATGGCATCTGCACTGGGAAGTGACGCACTACGAAGTGCAGTCCATCGTCAAAAGTACGATGACCACGGGCCAGTATCGGCTGAAGTTCCAGCCGCCCAGCGGCGGGCTGCTCGTGACGCGGTGGCTGGCCTACGACGCCGACATCGTCGCGGCGGCTGCCGCGCTGCGTGAGTTGCCGGGGCTGGAGCGCGTCGAAGTGACGGAACCCATCGCCGGGGCGTGGTACGTCCATTTCGTCGGCGTTCCTGGAAACCTGGCCCTGCTCACGGTGGACAATCAGACCGACGGCACGTTCTCGATCAACACGATTTCCGATGGGTCGAGTATTTTCTGGCGCGGGCGCACGTTGACCGTCTTCGGCAACGGTGCGCAAGACCGGCGCATCATGCAGCGCATCGAGCCCGGCACGCTGGAACCGGGCCGGTTGTATTTCCTGCTGGCGCGCCTGCGGAAAAGCGCCACCACGACGGGCGGCCTGCTGGTGGCCGGCCTGTACGACGCGCTGGACAAGCCGGCCCTGCCCCAGCACTACGAGGCGGGCCAGTACGTCTGGCCCCTGAACGAAAACGGTGCACCGATTGACAACGACCTGCTGGTCCCGACGGACGGCTTCGCGGGCGTCAAGCTGGCGACATTTCGCGTGCGCGAAACGGACGCCAAACGTCCCATGTACTTCGTGCTAAACGTCAAGGACCTGGCAAACGGCGTGACGCTTTTCATTGACGACGTGCTGCTGGTGGAGGGCGTGGAACTCTATCCGGACGGCCCGCTGGTCGTGCTGCAAAGTGGAAGCAATTTTCCGGACCTGGGCGCGAGTTTGCCGCTGACCGTCGCCGTGGACCAAACGCAGGGCAAGTGGCAGAAGTGGTTCGGGCGGCTGTTCGGCGGCCCGCAGCTTCCCTCGCATTCCAGCCCGACGATTCCCGATTCCTTGATCCCGTAATCCATGCCGACCGAATCCGAAATCCTGCAAGGCGTGCTGCGACACTACCGCGAGCGCTCCGGCCTTCCGGCCGATGCGGTCCACCTGGCCATCGAGCCGTTGGCCCCGCCCATGATTCCCAAGGGCGGCGGCTACTGGCTGACGGTCGCGCCCGGCGCGTCGCATTTTCCGCACGACGAAGTTCACGACCCGGTCACGATCCGCCAAATCCTGGACCTGCACGTGACCGGCTACGTGCGGATGCGCTTGGATCGCCCCGACCGCGAAACGTCCCTTATCCTTGACCCGGACCGCGGCGTGGGAAAGGTCAAGCGCCTGATCCTGACGCTGTGCCAGGTTGCGATTTACGACGAGTCTGATCTGCCGATCAACGTCAACATTTCGCCCATCGGGGCCAGTGCTCCGACCTATGACCCCGAGCAGGGGATCGGCTGGCTGTCCGTCCAATTCGCCGCGGAGTTCGACTGGTGCCTGCCTTCGTAGCGTGGAACGGCCAGGCGCTGCCCATGATCGGGGCGTCGCCTGAGCTCCACCAGTGGCTAGCGCTGCTGGATTTTCCGGCGGCCGTGTGGCCGACGCGGCCGCGAACCGCGCCCTTTCCGGGCGCTGTGCACAGTGACCCGCAGTACCCGCAAAACCCGTATCCGCTACCGACCCACCCGCCCGAAGTGCGCCTCAACTCGCTGTGGTGGCCTTCGGGCCTGGGCCGCTGGTCCGTCGGATACTTTGCGATCCCGCCGCAGGACGACCAGGAGCAGTCGCAATCGCCGATCAAGCAAGCCGAGGCCAGCCGCGAAATCGGCGTGCTGACGATGGGCGACGGCATCCAAGCGGTGCAGTTTTCGCCGATGGTGATCGTGCGCCGGATCGGATTGACCGGGAGCGCGACGCGGGACGGAGGATTCCAGCACGGCCCGCTGCAAATCGCCTGCGTCACAGACGTGCGGTATTTCTGGAATCAGCTTCCGATTCCGACGCACCGCCTGGCCTATGGCATGAACTGGGAAGAGTTTTTCACGGCCCTGCTCATGCCGCTGCTGCGCGACGCAGACTTTGCGAAAGACTGGGCGCAGTATTTCGTCGGCAAGTCCAAGTCCGCGCATCGCGCGAAAATCCGACCCGACATCACCTATTACAAGACCGCGACGCTGAGCATCGGCCAAGCGCTCGACCTGGCCGCGGCGACCATCGGCGTGTCGCTGCTATTGATGCCAGAGGCCGTGATCGACAAGGAACCGCAGGACGCCTTCAAGGGCGAAAAAATCGAGTATTCCATCGTGGCGACCGATTACGATGACACGCAGCGCCTGGAAAATCAGCCGCTGCTGTGGAGCGCGGGCATTGGGTTCAGCCGCGAGGGGGGACAGTACCCGGACGAACAGATTCCGGTCCGCGTGCTGTTTCCGTACTCACACGGCGGCGCGCTGCATGGTGACGGTCGATACTGGGCAAGCGACTGGCAGAACCTTCCGCAGGATGAGCAGGAGCCCACCGAGGACGAAGACGACCAAGAGGACCAGCAAAGCCAGAGCGGGAACCCACAAGAGGAGGAGCTGAAACAGCCGCCCATCGAAGAGTCGGACGACCCGCTGTTTCCCGTCGCCGTGTGGTGTACCTACCCGGCCCTGCGCGAGCGCCCGCTGCCGCAGCTCGGCGTGCGCGACCCCGACAACCGAGAAGACCTGCTCCAGGTGGTCGAGCATGTGCAGGAAATCTACAAGCACCGCGCCCGGCAGTGCGCATGGGGTGCGCTTGTGTACTCGGGCGTGCCCTTCAATCACGGCATCGACTGGCAACGATTCCCGCAGCAGCGCGGATTTTTCCCGAACGACCTGGACCACACGGGATCGGAGGAGTCGTTCTGGATGCTGCTGGGCGTCCCTGGCCCGACGGTGGCGCATGGCACGGCCGGGGGCCTGCGGTGCCAGACGTTGGTCCGCGCGCTGCCCGCGCCCTACGTGCCGACCGTCTGGCCGATCATCCCCGCGGACAATCAGGAGCAGTCGCAGAATCCCGACAATCAATCGCAGAGCGGGCCGGGAAATCCTGATGAGCAGTCTTCGACGCGCCCGGTGCATCGCGTGCGCCCCTCGGAAATCGTCGCCGCCCAGCTCGTCGAAGGATGGAAGTTCGAGCGCTCGAAGAAGCGCACGGCCTACGCAATGGCGCGCCTTGTGTACGACGAAAAGGGCGACGGCAAATACGTCCCGATGGGCAAGGACAAGGTGCGCGTGTACGACCCGATGGGGCTGAGGCACGGCACCAAACCCAATGACATCGTGTGGGTCGCGGTACTGCCGCCCGATACCAGCCGGCTTGTGCTGGTCAGCCGCCACGCGGACACGCTGGTCGTTCGGACGACAAACCCGATCCCCAACGACGATGGATACTACGAGGGGATCATCCAATTCTGGAACGCGCGCAAGAAGCGCTGGGAAGATGGTCCGAGCTGCTACGTGCTCGACGCCAACGATCCAAGAAGGTGAGCATGGCCAAAGATTTCCCGCAGCGGATACTGGCTCGCCCCTTTGGCTGGCATGACGGCAAGCTGATTGTGGCCAGGTCGTGCGCGGCCCCCGACGAAACGGGCAAGCGGTGGCTGGGAGTCATTGGCAGTGCCAGCGGACAGAGCGACAAGCCGATTGTGATCGGTACGGAGTGCGAGTTCCCGTCGCTGCTCCGCCAGCTCGGCCGCTGGGTATCGTGGCCGCACGGCCAGCGCCCGATCTACGCCATCGCCTGCTGCCAGCACGGGTCGAGCGCTGGATCGAGCGGGCCTTCGAGCGGTCCGAGTTCCGGACCCAGCAGCGGCCCCTCCAGCGGCCCCAGCAGCGGTCCCAGCAGCGGGCCATCGAGCGGGCCGAGTTCCGGCCCCTCCAGCGGTCCCAGCAGCGGGCCGTCGAGCGGGCCACGCGGCGGCTGCCGCCTCTATCCGTGGTGGTTCGTCACTGCTGGCGGGGCGCAAATCCTCTCGGACCCCGATGAGTGGACCGTGCGCTGGAAAACATCGCCGTTTGCCGGCGCGCAGCATGCCGCCGGCGACCGCTATATCCACTGCTGGGGCAGCTACAATCGCCGCTTCCGCATTACCGCTACCGCAGACCTTACCACAGCGCATCACGGGTCGCTGGTGGTATACGTTGAAGTTTGCGGCAGCCCGCTAACGCCCGAAGACCCATACATGCTCTCGTTCGATACTTCGCCCGATCCGCCTCAGTGTCATTGGAGTTTTCTCGACACAGCGACGCGCGAAGGCGAAGTGAACACGCAGCAATGTGGTGCAGACGAAGAGCAGCATTTGCCGCCGACCATTGAGGACTTCGAGTTCCCGCCGTCGATCCGCATCCATTGGGAGTATCACCTGCTGTTCGCGGGTCCCGAGTATTGCAGCCCGGAGAACGAAAGCCGATTGACCTTCACGTTTGAGTGGCTCTAAGAAATGAGAAGGTGTTCCGAAGCGCACTGTGGCATGACGCCGGAGGAAATGGTGGCCCTGATCGAGGCCGCACCGCCCGGCCCGTGGCCCGAAGGATGGCGCGGCTGGCCGTGCGTGTGCGAAGCGCATCGCATCATGTTCCGACGCGAAGCGCAGCGGGTCGCGGCGCTCGTCGATCCGCCGATGGACTGGCAGCAGCCGCGCGGCATCGTGACATGCGGCGGCGGCTTGAAATACTTCCCGGGCGTGTGGGTGCTGGCGCACGTGCTGCGCGACCTGGGGTGCACGCTGCCAATCCAAGTCTGGTATTTGGGCAGCGCGGAGATGGACCCGGGCATGGCGCGACTGTTGGAGCCGCTGGGCGTCGAGTGCGTGGACGCCTTCAAGGTCGCGGAGCAATACCCGGCCCGCATCTTGTGCGGTTTTGAGGTCAAAATCTACGCCACGCTGTTTTCGCCGTTCCAGGAGGTGCTGTTTCTGGACGCGGACAACCTGCCGAACCGCGACCCGTCGGACCTGTTTTCGTGGCCGCAATACCTGCGCACGGGCGCGGTATTCTGGCCCGATTATGCCTGCTGGAAGCTCAAGTCCGACGTGTGGCATATCTGGGGCATGGAAGACATCCTCGAAGACGTGATCGACGATACGGCCTTCGAGTCGGGGCAGTACCTGATCGACAAGCGCCGGGCCTGGCGCGAGCTGATGCTGAGCAAGTGGCTGGGCGATCATTCCGACTATGTTTTCGGCACGGTGTACGGCGACAAGGAATGTTTTCACCTGGCCTGGCGACGGCTCGGGCGAGAATATGCCATGCCAAGATATGCGCCGGGCTGGGCGGGGCGGTGCTGCATTGTGCAGCACGATTTCGATGGCAAGCCGATTTTTTTCCACCGCTGCCAGGACAAGTGGCGGCTGGATGGGCGCAATCGGCTAGAAGGACTGCCGCATGAGGACCGGGCCTTTGCGCTGCTCAAAGAGCTGCGGCAGAAGTGGTCGGGCGTCCCGTGGCGGAATAATCACCCGACGCCGCAGGAGCAGGAGGTGATCGCGCAGCTCCAGGGCAAGCGGTACATTTACCAGCGGGTCGGGCATGATCAGCGGGTGCTGGTGCTCGAAAAGGATCAGTGGATCACGGAAGGTTCGGCGGACTGTGAACGACGCTGGGACGTTCATATCGTGGACGGCGAGCCGGTGCTGACCATTTCGGCGTATGACGGGCCGACCTGCCACCTGCGCCGTGACGAAGTGGGCATTTGGCGCGGCCGATGGCTGCACCACGAGCGCATGCCGATTGTGCTGGCGCCGACTGACGTTTTCGGGACGTTGGCGTGGCTGCCCCCGCCCGACCCGGCCGCGCCAATGACTGACGAGGAACGGGCCGTGTTTCAGTCGGTCGCGGGTCGGCGGCTGTTGTACGAGCGCGTGGGATACGACCAGCGCCCGATCAAGCTGGAGCCCGACGGCACGATCAGCGAAGGGGCCGGCGGCATGGAACGCACCTGGCACGTCCGCATTGTCGATGGTGCGCCGGTGCTGACGATCACAGACGGCCTGCGTCCGACGTGCCACCTGCGCCGTGGGGACGACGGCCGCTGGCGCGGCCAGTGGCTGCGGCATGAGCGGATGCCGATCCTGCTCAGTCCGATGGCGGACGACGGCCAGAGCGCATCATCGCCCCGGGAGGGCGAGAGCGCCCCATCGCCGCCCAGTGGTAACAGTGCGGAGTCGGCCGACGAGGAGGACGAGGACCCGGACGCAGACGGGCGCGGCGACCTGGCCGCGCTGGTCACGGTCGCCGTCGTCAGTTTTCGCCGATTCGCCTGCCTGGTGGAGCTGCTGCGGTCGATTCGCGCCCACTACCCGGACCTGCGCGTGATCGTGGCCGACCAGTCGGGGCCAGACGCCCAGACGGACGAGCGGGCGCAGTGGTGCCGCCGGCATCCGCAGGTGCAATGGATCGACCTGCCCTACGACTGCGGACTGTCGGCTGCGCGCAACGCGGCCATCGCCCACGTGCGCACGCCGTACGTCTGGCTGATGGACGACGATTTCCGGGTTTTGCCATGCACGGACGCTGTGGCCGCGCTGCACCTGTTCCAGGAGGTGAGCGGGACCGAGATCGTCGCTGGTCCGCTGTACGACCTGGCCGCTGGCCGCATGATCGACTGGGCGGCCATGCTCACCATCGAGCCCGGGACGCCGCCGGTCGTGAGCGCCAGCGCGCCCGGGCCGTGGCGGCGGTCGAAGCGAGGGGCGCTGTGGCGGCCCGTCGGCCGGTTCCTGAACTCGTTCATCGCGCGGACCCAGACGCTGCGGCGGGTGCCGTGGCGCCACGATCTGAAAATCCGCGGCGAGCATCGGGTGCACGTGGCCGACCTGGTGCGCCATCGCGTGCCCTGCATCGAAACGCCTGCCCTGACGCTGGCGCATCAAGCGCAGCGGCGCGGCGATGCGACCTACCAGCAGATGCGCTCACGCCGCGACTGGTACGAAACGCCGCTGTATCGGTTCGCGGGCGATTGGAAGCTATCGGAGGACCCGGTGCCGCCTCCAGCCGTGGCGCATCCATGCCGCGGGGTCGTGGTGCTGACGCCTGGCCATACGGGCTCGCGTGTGGTGGCGCGTCTGCTTGATGCGCTGGGGTGGCGGATGCCGGAGCTGGACGTCGTGTTTGGCGAACCCGCCGACGTGCGCGCGGTCAATCAGCGCCTGCTGCGTGGCGAGCGCCTGCGAGGACAAGAGCTGCGCGCGCAGGTCGCGGCCTGGCCGCGGCCCTGGTGCATCAAGGACCCGCGGCTGTGCGAGACGCTCGACGCATGGCTGCCGGCGCTGGCCGATGATGCCCCGCTGCTCGTTGTCGTGGACCGCGACCTGAACGCCACCCGCGAAAGCTGGCGCCGTCGCGGCGAGGCATTGGAACGGCTTCAACGGCGGCTGGAGGGCGTCGGCTATCATTGGACCTATTGGCCCTGGGAACGCCGCCGCGTGGCGTTTGAGGCCATCTGCGCGGCTTGGCAGCGTATTCCCGAGCCCGGGCGGGAAGGCGAGTCGATGAACAGTGGCCCCTCGTGAGGGAGTTATGGACGACGCGCACCGAACCGACCGACAATCACTGGAGCAATTCGCGGCCGCGCGTGCCAAGGCCGTCGGCTACGGCGACGGCGTGCTGTGCCGCGTCCTGGGCGATCTGTTGGCCATCGTGGACCCTGCGGACCTGACCGTCGGGCCGCGGCTGGCGATGGACGGGTATTGGGAGGCGTGGGTGACAGCCGCCCTGCTGCGGCACCTGCGCCCCGGGATGGCGTGCGTGGACGTAGGGGCGCACGTCGGATACTACACGCTGGCCATGGCGCGGGCCGTCGGCCCCGAAGGCCGCGTGCTGGCGGTCGAGCCGTACCCGGTCAGCGCGCATCGTCTGCGACAGAACCTGGCCCTGAACGGTTTGTCGTGGGTCGAGACGGCCCAGGTCGCCGCGTCAGACGCCGCAGGAACCGCCACCCTGCGCGTGCCGCGCTGCAACGTGGGCGGGGCATCGTTGCACCCTGCCGAAAGGCCGGACTACGCCGAAGACTGCGAAGTCCCCACAATCGCGCTGGACGACCTGCTGGGAGAGTGGACCCAGCTCGATCTCGTGAAAGTCGATGTCGAGGGCTGGGAGGGCAAAGTCTGGCAAGGCACCGAGCGCCTGCGGCAGCGGTTCCCGGGGGCCGTGCTGGTCGTTGAGCTACACGTCGCCCTGGACCGGCGCGTGGTGGCGGAATTGCTGCCGGAGATCGAGCGCTGCGGCTACGTGCTGCGGCACGTGCGGTACGACGGGACGGTTGCGCCGATCACCCCCGATGCGATCTTGTCCCGCCCGGAGAGCGGATGCACCCTGTGGCTGACGCGACGCTGAAGGGAACAGACCGATGGCATGGATGCTGGCGGTGGTGGTGGCGGTGGCCGCGCACCCGGTCGATGACGTGCTGCGCGATCGGGTTGACGTAATCGAACTCAATCATTTTTTTAACGACCACGGCGAGCTGATCTTCGATCAGCTCATCTTCTGGGACTGGTGCCCCGCCACGGGGCGGCTGAAGGTGCGGGCGTGGCGACTGGTCAAATCGGCCTGGCAGATTCCTGAGCGGGACTGGCGGCGCGGGGGCTGGTCGGCCCTGTGGCTGGATGGCGACCGGCTGCGGGCGGTTTATGCCGGGGCGTACCGCGAAACGTGGACGCAGTACGACCCAGAGCTTGAGGACCGCCGGCTGCATGACCCGACGCAGCGGCGGAAGCTCCGCTGACCGCCAAGGCCGCGGCCAGTCCCATTTTCCGAAGTGTCCACCCTCCAGGGCCGCGGATTTTTTTCGAGATTTTTTCCCCAAGGCCGGCCGCCGCTATTGACGAGTATTTGCCACGCGGTATAATAAAGGCGTCATCGGTGAGGGACCGATGACGGCAAGCCGCGGCCGACGCGGCGACAATCAGCGGGCCGGTTAGACCGGCCGGGGAGGTTCCGATGGCGTTTACGACTGGCGAACTGCGGAAAGCTGTCAAGCGGGCGCGGCAAGAAATTGGGGCTCAGCCGCTGGTGGTGGCCAAAGGATCGTTGTCGATCCACCTGCTGCGGCGGCTGAAGCGCAACGCCAAGGGCGACGGCGACGGGTGGCGCGAGCTCGGCTACGCCGTCTGGTCGTGCGTGTCCCAGTCGTGGGTCTTTGGCGGGTGGGACTCGCCGGTGACGCTCCAGGAGGCCGCGCGTTACGTGTCGGAGGCCAGCTACTACGCCTGATGGCGGCGGCCGCCGCCGTGTGCCCCCGAGCGGCGGCGGCGAGTGCTCTATCGGGGGCGTTTCCGGCGCACGCAGCGCCGGGCATTGGGGCCTGGACGGCGACCAGTCCCATTTTCCCAAGTGTCCACCTTCCCGGGGCCGCGGATTTTTTTCGAGATTTTTTCCCCAAGGTCAGCCGCGGCTCTTGACGAGTATTTATCCTGCGGTATAATTAAGGCGTCATCGGTGAGGGACCGATGGCGGCGGCCGCGGCCGACGCGGCGACAATCAGCGGGCCGGCAAGGCCGGCCGGGAGGTTACGATGAGCGGCGACGAACTGATTCGGAAGGTTTGCGACTTGGCGGTTGCCGGGAAGGGCTCCCCCAAGGACGGGGGCATCACGATGCGGGGCGACGGGCCGCAGTTTCCGCGGGGCCTGGTCCATACGCGGTACGAGCATATCGTCCACCGCCGCGTTTGGCGGGATGGACAATGGGTGCCGATTTCGACGCGCAAGCGCAATCGCTTTGACCGCGTCCATGCGGGGGAGCTGGTCATCGAGTGGGTCGATAACTGGGCGATCCAGACGGCCTATTTGATTCTGGGCTCGTTCACCCCGGGCTTCCGCAAGTTGGAAGTCCGGGACCATGGTGATCTGCTGTCGATCTATTTGCCGGACGGGCGGGTCGTCGTCCGACCGGGGCCGCGGGCGTAACTAGTACGCCGCCGCCGTGTGCCCCCGAGCGGCGGCGGCGAGTGCTCTATCGGGGGCGCTTCCGGCGCGCGGAGCGCCGGGTGACGGCTGGTCCCCTTTTGCGAGTGCAGCACGCCCACGGACGACCGCGTGGAGGCGCCAACGCGACCGTGGGGGAGGTCCGGGAGGGGAGGAGCTCGGGGCGGGAATTGACCCGCAGTGGGGCGGCGGTGCCCAGCATCGCTGCCCCACGGGCCGGCTGTTTTTTCATAGACCAGTCCCATTTTCCCAAGTGTCCACCTTCCGGGTCCGCGGATTTTTTTCCAAGATTTTTCGCCCAAGGTCGGCCTCGGCTCTTGACGACTATTTGTCCTGCCGTATAATAAAGGCGTCATCGGTGAGGGACCGATGGCGGCGGCCGCGGCCGACGCGGCGAAAGATCAGCGGGCCGGCAGGGCCGGCCGGGAGGTTGCGATGAACCGGGTACTGACAAGCGAGAATGCTGAGGCGTGCCGCGCGGCCGCGAACGGGACGCCATTTGGGCGCCCGCACTGGGAGGCGACGGCGGGCAACGACCGCTGGCGGGGAAGCTGGTATTTGCTAGTGTGGCGCGACGGCCGCTGGCAGCGCTTCGAGCATTCCCTGGACCGCGTCTGGCCGGGCGAGGTCATGCTTTACGTCGAGCAGCAGCAGCTCGCGATGGCCTACGTCGCCCTGCGGGACGCCGTGGTGCAAATTGAGTTCTCCCAGAGCGGCCCGGTCGTCCTGCAATTGCCCGACGGAACAGCGCTGACGCGGCCCCTGCCTGCTCTGGACTAGTCTTCCCCTGCCGACGCCGTGTGCCCCCGAGCGGCGGCGGCAGCGCTGAGCTATCGGGGGATTTTCTTTTGCACACAAGGCCGCGCGCTTGTCGCGGCTGGGGACTGCCGCCCCCAGCCGCGACCGTTTCTTGCGCGCCCCATTTTCCCAAGTGTCCACCTTCCCGGGCCGCGGTTTTTTCGACATTTTTCGACCCATGGCGGCCGCGGCTCTTGACTAGTATTTATCCTGCGGTATAATTTGGGCGTCATCGGTGAGGGACCGATGGCGGCGGCCGCGGCCGACGCGGCGACAATCAGCGGGCCGGCAGGGCCGGCCGGGGAGGGTGAGATGAACGAGACAGCGACGGCGGGAATCCCGGAAGACGTGCTGGTGGCGTGCGAGATTGCGGGGGCCGACGCGGCGCCGGTGGGCGACCAAGTCATCATCACAGGCTGCGGGCACCTGAAATACGGGCGCGTTGGCGAATCCCCCACGCGCTGGTATCGGTACGTGTGGCGCGACGGCCGCTGGGTAAAGGTCGCCCGCACGCTGCGGCAGGCGGTCGGGCCGGTGCGCCCGGGCGAAGTGCTGGTCGATGTAGTCGAGCGCCGGCCGATTTCGGCCGGTTGTCTGGTGACCGCGAAGGGCTTCGTTCAGCTCTTCGTGCGTGAGGCCAGCCCCAATACGATCTACGTGTACCTGCCGGACGGGCAGATTCTCATTCGTCCGAACCCGCGGAAGTAATTCCGGGTGCGGCCGCACCGCGGGCCGTCTGGTCGCGGCTGGGGACTGCCGCCCCCAGCCGCGATTCTTTGCGCGATGCGCCCCCAGTCCCTAGGACACCAAATCGGCGGGCTCGCACCCGATGGCGGCAGCGACCGACGCGAGCCTAGAAAGGCTGGGCAGCGTCCGGCCGCGCTCGAAGGCGGACCATGCCGCGGCCGTGATCCCGGCACGCGCGGCCGCTTCCTGGAGTGTGAGCCCGGCGGCCAGGCGGCGTTCGCGCAGGCGCTCACCCAGTATCTGGTGCAGGCGTGATGGGTATTTGGGCGGCGGCACCTGGCGCCCGCCGACGCCCAGTCTCGGATTATGCGGTCGAAAGTGGTGCTGTGCAATCATCTTACGCTGCATTGTAGCGCCCGCCCATCGGAACGTGGACCGGTTGCCCCAGCCTGCCCTAGGCTGAGGTGGCAAAGTGCGCAACTTCCGACTGCTGCGGAAGTTGCGATTCGCCAAGGTGGAGACGACCGGGATCGAACCGGCAACCCCAGCCTTGCAAAGGCTGTGGCGCTCGTGTCCCATTTCCCAAGTGTCCATCTTCCTAGGTCCCCGGATTTTTTCGGCAATTTTCGCCCAAGGTCGGCCGAGTCTCTTGACGACTATTTATCCGGCGGTATAATAAAGGCGTCATCGGTGAGGGACCGATGGCGGCGGCCGCGGCCGACGCGGCGAAAGATCAGCGGGCCGGCAGCGCCGGCCGGGGAGGTTCCGATGGTCGAGATTATCCGGCAATTGTGCGACGTGGCGGTGCGTGAGGGCGACCCGGTGGGCGGGTCGATCTACATGCTGGCCTGGAGCGAGTGCCCGGGCGAAGATTGGCAGCGCCGGGTATGGCGCCATCGGCGGTGGCGCCAGTTCGCCTTCGGCGACGATCCGATGGGCTGGCTTCGTGCGGGCGAAGTCGTGGTCGAGTTCGTCGCTGATCTCCCGATCAAGACGGCCTATCTGGTCACGGGCGAAGTGGCCAACGGCTACATCCGTCTGGAGGCGCGGCAGACGGAGTCGGGGACGGTCAAAATCGACCTGCCGGACGGGCGCGTGATTGAGCGCCCCGACCCGCGGGACTGGTGGCGGGACTGATCGCCCCGGCGGCAATGACCGCCAACGGCCGCCGCCGTGTGCCCCCGAGCGGCGGCGGCCAGTGCTCTGTCGGGGGCGCTTCCGGCGCGCGGAGCGCCGGGCCTCGTCACGTAATCACAGCGGGCCGGCAGGGCCGGCCGGGGAGGGAGCAATGAACGAGATCAGGTTTGACCTATCATCGGTGCCTTTCGCGTGGGTGGTGCATGCCGCGCGCCTGCGTGGGCGCGTGCTGGCGTGCGAAGACGTCAGCGACCCGGGCGCCGAGCTTGTGCTGCTGCGGCGGTTCGACCCGCCGATCAAGATCAAGCGCAGCGGGTCGGGCCGGGTGAACGAACAGTTTGCCCGGCGGCTGCGCGTCAACGTAATCGTTGAGGGTATGGGCGACGGCCAGGTCGTCGTCCGTGCCAGCCCGCGCAACCTGCGGGCCATCCAGGCCACCCTGCGCGACAAGGCCGAGTGGCAGCAGTTTCTCGAATCGTCGCGGCAGCCGCGGCAGCCGGGCCAGACGTGCTGACGGTAGGGGCCGCCGCCGTGTGCCCCCGAGCGGCGGCGGTTCAGCGGGCCATCGGGGGCGTTTCCGGCGCACGCAGCGCCGGGCCTTGTCACGTAATCACAGCGGGCCGGCCGGGGAGGTTTCGATGGTCGAGGTTATCCGTGAGCTGTGCGACATCGCCTGGACCGAAGGCGATCCTGTCTGCGCGTCGGTGCCCATGCTTGGATTTGTGGACGTGACCACAACGTACGAACGCCGGGTATGGCGCCGTGGGCGGTGGCGGGAGTTCGCCTCCGGCGATAACCCAGTCGGACGAGTGCGCGCCGGTGAAATCGTCATCGAGTACACGGAGGGCGCCCCCGTGACTACCGCGTATCTGATCACGGGCGAGGTCGCTTGTGGCTACATCCGTCTGGAGGCGCGGCAGACGGAGTCGGGGACGGTCAAAATCGACCTGCCGGACGGGCGCGTGATTGAGCGCCCCGACCCGCGGGACTGATCGCCGCGGCCGCCGCCGTGTGCCCCCGAGCGGCGGCGGCCAGTGTTCTATCGGGGGCGGTTCCGGCGCACGCAGCGCCGGGCATTGGGGCCTGGACGGCGACCAGTCCCATTTTCCCAAGTGTCCACCTTCCCGGGGCCGCGGATTTTTTTCGAGATTTTTTCCCCAAGGTCGGCCGCGGCTATTGACGACTATTTATCCGGCGGTATAATTAAGGCGTCATCGGTGAGGGACCGATGGCGGTGGCCGCGGCCGACGCGGCGGAAATCAGCGGGCCGGGAAGACCGGCCGGGAGGGTCCGATGAACGACAATCGCACGCTTGATCAGGTCCTGTATGCTCGGGGGAGCGCCCTGCCGAAGGGTTGGCGCTGGGGGGCGCAGTTTTCCATCCGCGGCGGAGCAATCGCGGGGCACTACGCTATCCGTGAAAGCGATGGGTTTTCGGTCATGGTCGCCGAGTCCGGCGAATCGGACGCCCCGAGCCCGGCGGCCGCGATTCGGGCCGCCATCGCCGACGGCGTGATTCCGCGGGCGCAGCGGCGGGCCCGGGCGCAGCAGTAAGCGGGCCGCGGCCGCCGCCGTGTGCCCCCGAGCGGCGGCGGCCAATGCTTGATCGGGGGCGCTTCCGGCGCGCGGAGCGCCGGGCAAAGGTCGGTCCCCCTTCCTGCGAGTGCAGCAAGCCTGCGGACGACCACGCTGAGGCGCCAGCGTGACCGTGGGTGAGGTCCCGGAGAGGCCGGAGCCGGGGCGCGGGAATCGACCCGCAGTGGGGCGGCGGCGTGCGCGTTGCCTAACCCCTAGGGGCCGACCGTTTTTTCTAGGAGCTACGACGATGAAAGAGGATCGCAAATGCCCTACATGCGGGGCGCAGTGGACCGTGGAGATCGAACGTGTCCGGGGCGATTCCGTGCCGAGCCCGGACGAAATGGGCACGCGCATCCAGTCGTGGACGGTCGAGCGCGTGGTCGATGGCACGCCGTGCGATTGTGCCCGGCGTGCCGAAGAGGATGCGGCGCGCCGGGCCAAAGAGTCGCGCGAAGCGGCTGCCCAGCGCCAACGCGATGCTGCCGCCCTGTATCGCGAGCTGATGAGCTATGGCGGTCCGCTGCCAGAGGACACGCCGATGCGGCTGCCCGACTACGACTGGGGCGGCTGGAGCGACCCGCGGCCGCTCGGGCGGTTTTCGTCGCGCTTCTGGACGTGGCATGGCGATCTGTACTACGTATCGCCCAGCGAGCAAACCGCGGTCAAATTGGACCGCGGCGCGAAGCTCATTGACGGCGAGCTGCGGGTGTCCGACCCGTGGCTGCTGATGTAGTCTTCCCCCGCCTTCGCCGTGTGCCCCCGAGCGGCGATGGCGGCGCTGAGCTATCGGGGGCGCTGTGGGCGGGCGCACCGCCCAGAGGATTGCCAGCGCACGTGCTGGCTGAGCTGCTGTCGCTAGTGCCCCAGGACGCCTTGCACCGCACGCGCGGCCGGCGTCGGGGCTTTGATATTATGTGGCAAGAAAGCTTCATTAAGAACGACACGGCAGTTCTTTCGCGGGCTGATGTTCAGCACCAGGCGAACGCCGAGTTCCTGCGTCGGGCTGCCGCTATGGCTGTCAGCCGTAAACACCCGTCGGGGGATGCGCATTCGATGTATTCGATTCGCGCTGCGTTCAAACATTACAGCCTCCGCGACAACTGCCATGAACACTGGGCGCGGGCGGTGTGGCGTCCGCACTGCGGGCGCTGGCGGTGGCAGTATTTCGGCCATCGCTCATTGGCCGTCAACAAGCGGAAAGATTACGTCCTGGGCGTCGTCTGGCCCGGCGAACTCATAGCACAGTATGAGTTCACGGGCCTTCTTACGGGCCCAGCAACTGTCACAGCCGCGCTTCTTGTGCTTGAAAACGGTCTTCTGTGCCCGTTGCGATTTATCTCGCGACGGCCCGAGTTGCGTGTTCAGTTGCCGGGAGGGAGAGTTCTTGTCCTGCCGGCCGTCCGCACGAAATGGAGCTAGGCATGAAACACCTGACAACACGAAACGCGGCTGAAAAGTATCTGCGGGAGCTGCTCGGCCCGTATCATCGGGCCATTGAGGCGCTGCTCAAAGAAACAGCACCCGACCGTCACGCGCGGCGCGTGATCGCCGCACGGGAAGCGGCGAGGGCGTGGGTTATCGCCCATCACGGGCAAGGCTTGTCGCAGCCGCTTAGCGATGAGGTGTTAGCGGCCTACACCAACGCTGTTTTGATCGCCGAGTGCTTTGGCGTCGGCGGGCGGGACGGCGTATCCGGGGCCAGCACCACGCGGCATCCTGCTTTCGTCGCGCTCGGCCGCGGCAGGAAGCACGCTGCCGACGGCGCCGCGTGGGACGCCGCCATCCGCGATGCCGTCGATTCGTCCCCTGGCCATTTTCGGCCCGGCGGCAGTGGCACCACGTCGCTGTTTTTCGAGGCAGGGCCTATCCTGATTTGCCCCGGAGCGGCGATTATCCCGCATGCCTGGCAGCGCACAATCGCGCGCGAAGGCTTGCGCCGATCTGTCGGCCTTGACCCGTGGTTCCCGGAGCTGGTCGGCTACGTGCTGGCCAACCAAGACAATTGCGCGGATTGGGCGCGCGTGGTTGAATACCTTGAGCTCAGCACCGGTGCCACCGGTGGCAAATAACCGCCGTGTGCCCCCGAGCGGCGGCGGTAGCGCTGAGCTATCGGGGGCGCTGTGGGCGGGCGGACCGCCCAGACGATCACCAGCCCAGGTGCTGGCGGCGCGCCGGCTTGGCCGAGACGACCGGAGGAGTGTTGCCATGTGTGCAGTCGTTAAAGTGACCGTTCAGAGGACGGCGGACTGGGTGCGTGCGCGGCGGATCGAAACCGGCGCGAATGTGCCCGAACGGATCGAGGTTGCGGTGCCCGTGGATCAGCTCCCGCGCGAAGTGCGGGAGCTGCTGATCGAGGCGGGCGGCGGGAAGTATCCATCGGATTTCGCGGGCGATTTTCGGCAAGACTTCCGGTGGATGTATCGCTCCGATTTGCGGTACGGGCGCGTGCCGATCATCCTGGACGTTGACCAGCCGACGCCCGCGGAGATTGCCGCGGCGATTCTGGCTGCCGACGCGGAGCGCCGGCGGATGAAGAGTGAGGCGGAGGAAAAGGCCCGCCAGATTGCCCAGCGAGAACGGGCCCGTGCCGAAGAGTGGGCGCGGCTGCCGCTACAGCAGCGGGCCAGCGCGGCGGGCGTGTGCGTCGCCCGCGACCCGCAGACTGGCGCCATGAGCGCTTGCGGTGCGCAAGTGTACGATGTGTCGGCGCTGCGGAAGTACGTTCCCGAGGCGCTAAACGAAGCGATGCGCGAAGTCGAGCGGCTGCGCGAGATTGAGCGCGGCAAAGAAGCGATCCAGCATCGCGCGCTGCTGGCTGAGATACTGGCGCTGGTGCCGCAGGACGCGCTGCGGCACGCGCTGAAACTGGCGGCCGCCAGCGGAATCGGCGGCAAGCCGGCGCCCATCGAGGACGTGCGGCGGCAAGTCCGAAAGGCGTGTGAAGCGGGCGGCGTCGAGGTGACGCTGTAGGCCGCGTGGCGTTTCTTGCGAGGCGGCCGCTGCGCGAGCGAGCGGCGGCCGCCGTATCGGGAGCGAGTGAGCAGGGCGAACGGAGTCGGCCGAATGCGTCGCAAGCTGTGTGCATTTCCGTATTTCGGGGGCAAGTGGTACCAGCTCAAGGATATTCTGCCCCTGCTGCCTGACTGCCACCATTACGTCGAGCCGTTCTGCGGGTCGGCGGCGGTGCTCATCAACCGGCCGCCCGCACCTATCGAAACCGCCAACGACATCAACGAGGACCTGGTAACGTTCTTTCGCGTCTTGCGGGAGCAGCCGGACGCGCTCGTGGAAGCGCTGCGGCTGACGCCGTACGCCCGCGCCGAGTTGTGGGACTCGCACGCCGAAATCCTCGACGATTTACCGCCGGTGGAGCGGGCCCGGCGGTTTTTCGTGCGCACCATGCAGACGCGCTCCGGGCTGGGCGGCGGCGGCCGATACCGGAACTCGTGGAGCTACGGCGTGACAAGGTCGCCGGTTTCAAGGTGGCTGTCGCATGTGGAGTCGCTGCACAAGCTGGCCAAGCGACTGCGGCGAGTGCAAATCGAGTGTCGCGACGCGCTCGACGTGATCGCGGCGTATGACGCACCTGGGACGCTGTTTTTCGTTGATCCGCCGTATGCGTTCGATGCGCGCGAAGACAAGTCACGCAACGTGTATGCGGTCGAGTTCACGGACCAGTGCCATCGAAAGCTCGCCGACGTATTGGGTCGCGTGGCGGCCAAAGTGGCGCTGACCACGTACGAGTCTCCGCTGATGCGCGCGCTGTACCCAGAGGACCGCTGGCAGTGGATCGAATGCGGACGGAATGTCGTCTATGCCAGTTCGGACCGGAGCAAGCCGCGCAAATCCGAGTTCCTTGTGACGAACTACCCGCCGCCGCAGCGATTGCTCGTATGACGGCGCGACGCGGTACGATCCACCAAAGCGGCGCGCGGCGAAAGTACGCGGGCCGCGCAGCGGATACGTGGACCTGCGGTCGGAGCTTGCACCAGAATATGACCCGCTGTATAATCCGCTGGGCGGCGTGGGCTGCCCGTTTCGCATGTCATTATGGGAGGCGCTGGGATGACGCTGTATGTAATCTTTGGTGCGCCGGACCCGGAGGCGCAGGCGGCCAGGGAGCTGTGCGAGTCGTGCCGCGTGTCGTACGGTCAGGCCGTGTCGTTTCTGACGAGTCGCGACGTTTCGGCCGCCGACGCCTACGAGGCGGAAAACTGGCGGTCGCAATTTGGGTTGCCGCTGCGGGCGGGGTCGCGCGTCCTGCTGTTCGAGTGTGACGGGGACGGGCTCCGCAAACATTTTCCAGCAGGATGTTATGCCGTGCGGCTAGACCATCATCGGCCGCTTGACCGCGGCTGGGGCAAGCCGCCGGCCGAGTTCTGGCCGGCATCGTCGCTGGGGCAATTGGTCGCCGAACTGGCCCGGGACGGCTTGCTGAAAGGCGAAGGGCCAGAGGCGGGCGACCTGAAACCTGGCACCAGCGTCTGGGACGCGCCGAGCGCGACGTGGCGCGTCGCCACGCGGCAGCGCACGTGGTGGACCGTCCCGACCGATTACGTGCTCGCGGCAGCCGCCGATCATTGTCTGGCGGCGGCTTACCGGGGGGAGTGCCCGGGCGTCGAGCCCGACCAGCTCATGGCCTGGCGGATCAAGTCGCGGGCGGAGTTCCAGGGACGGCCGGTTGAGGCGCTCATGGCGGACGTGGAGCGAGCCCGCGAGGCGTTGCGCCAGGCCCCCAAGATTGACCTGGGCGGCGAGCTGGTGGCCGACCTGCGAGGCCAGGTCGTGCCGGAGCTCCCGGAGGCGGCCGCCCGGGAAGGCGTTGCGTTTCTGGCCACGCCGCCCGTGCGGGCCGGCGAGCGGCGAAAGGTGGTCTTGCAGTGCGCTGGCCCGGCGGCCCTGACCGCGTGGCGCCCATGGGCGATTGCGCAGGGGCTGGTGGACCTGTACGGCGGCGACGCCAGCCGCGGTTTTGCTGGAGGATATATCCCAGATGGCCAAACGGGCAAAACACAAGCCTGACAAGTCGCGTGTGGGGACGAGTCGGGCAGGGATTGGTCGGCCGCGGGCGCTGGCCCCGAAGTATCGCTCGCCGCTGCATGCGACGTTCTGCGAGCGCTTGCTGGCGGCACGCCTGGCCGCCGGACTGACGCAGAAGCAGGCCGCCCAGCGCGCGAAAATTGCCGTCATCATGTGGTGCTTCTACGAGACGGGCAGGCGCCAGCCAAGTTTGGGGGCGCTGGAGCGGCTGGCGGCAGCGGTGGAGTGCGAACCCGCCGACCTGCTGCGGTAGGCGATTGCCGGGCGACTGCCTCGTTTTCGTCGTGGCAGTTCCGCTTGACGAGTTTCAAGTAAAAGGTAAGATGTAGGACACAGGAGGACCACGAAGGACCATGGCGGGGCAGCGGCGCATGGACGGTAGGCATGAGGCCAGATCAAACAGCCGCGCCCGTCTTTTCGCGCGGGGATCGGGAGTGACAGATGGGCAGTCTGCGTGTCGTGTTCGGCGACCAAGACTGCATGGACGCGCCGTCGCCGCGATGGAGTCTCACGGAACTATTCGAGCGGTGGTTTGTGCCAGTCGTCGCTGCGGCGGAGGGGCACGCACCCCATACGCTGGAGCTGTACCGCGTGGCGCTGGCACACTGGGTACGCCACACGGGCGACCCGCCGCTTTCCGCGATCGACCAAGCAACGCTGGCCCGTTTCGTCGCATCCCTGCGGACCTGGCGGTATCGGCGCGGACTGTCTGGTGCGTGGCGCATGCTCTCGGCGCAACGCATCGCCATTGTCGTCAAGCAGATCCGGTCGCTGCTGGCCCGTGCGGGCCACAGGCCGCCCGGGGGCGGTCTGTGCGCCGGCATCGACCTTCCGCCCGTGGCATTTCCCCAGATTCGGTTGGTGCGGCCCTGCAAGCTACCGTTTACGCTCGACGAGGCGCGACAGATCGTGGCGGCGGCCGACCGTTTCCCGCGGCGCTGCGGTCGCTCCGACTGGCCCGCGGTCTGGCGAGGGCTTTTGTCGGCGCTGTATGTGACAGGGCATCGGATCGGCACGGTGCTTGCCGTCGAGCGGTCGATGTTTCGTCCGATGGGGACCGACTACCAGCTGCATCTTCCGGCGGCGCTAGTGCCCAAGACAGGCAAAGCCGCCGTGCAGCGCGTGCCGGCGTGGTGTGCTGGGGCGATCCTGGCCTTGCCCGGGCATCGGCCGCTGTCGCTGGGGATCGACCGCCGCCACCTGGCGCGCCTGCATGCGGAGCTGCAGCGCCTGGCAGGCGTCACGCCGCTGTCGTGGCAGGCGTGGCGCCGCACGCATGCGGCGATGATGCAGCGTCTGGGCCTGGGTTTCGCGCTAAACTGTGCCGCGGCGTCGTTGCAGCATTCGGACTGGCGCACGACGGCCACGCACTACTGGGACATCACCGAGGAAGTGCGGCTCCGGTTGCCGCCTTTGTGGGACTGACGGGCGCCCCGCTACCGCGGCTATGCCTACCCGCGGATAGGCCGGCCTTGGGACAAGCTGGCGGTGGGGCGCCGTTTTTTTTTCTGTTCGGGGGTCGGTCTGGGACTGGGAAACGCGCATGCCTCTGCGGACCGACCGGCGGCGTTGGATGGGGCGTCTAGACCGGACGTGGCGGCCACGCCGCCCCGCTGCGTCCGGTCGTCTTTTCGCGCTGGGGTTCATCCATGCCTGCGATCCCGCGATCTAACGTGCCCGGTGGCACGATTCGCCTGGGGGCTGTGAGCCGGCCCGTGCCGGCCCCGCCGCTGCCGATGGTGCTCGAAGTCTGGCGGGATGGCTGGGTCGTGCTGCGCGCCCCGCCCGATGCCCGGCTTCGCGTCCACGTGGCGCACTGCGTCTGGTCCCCTTATCCGTCGGTGCAGAGGCTGGGCGAAGAGCTGGCCTGGCTGGAGACGCCCACCTGGGCCAAGCCGGCGATCAAGGTTGTGGCGACGGGGCTTGCGGCGCTGTGCCCGACGGTCGAGGAGTACGCCTGGCGGCAGATGGAAACGGGCGTCGTGTTGCCGGCGCTCGTGGAATGCCTTCGTCGGTCCCAAGCACAAGCGCACAAACGCCATGAACCGGGTCAACGGGTGGACGCTGGATTGGGCGGCTGATCGGGTCGGTCGCCGCGCCATCTTGCTGCTGCGTCGCAATGGGCAGGCGGTCGAAAGCCAGCGATGCGACGTGTTCGACGGGCAGCAGGTGCGCGACCTGGTGGGCACGTGGTGCCAGCGGTATCGCATCCCGCAGGAGGACCTTCAGGCCGCGCTGACCGCGGCCGCGGCCGAGTGCTTCGCCGCGATGCGCTCGGGGAGGCCAGCGGGCCGCGAATCGTCGCCCCCGCCGGATGCGGCCGCGTCGCTGGGGCTCACGTGGCCGGAGCCGTGGCCCGACCCGGTCGCGCTGGCCGATGTGCTCGATGAGGGGATGCGGTACGTGCAGCGGTACGTCTGGCTGACAAGGCCGCAGGCCGCGGCCGCCGTGCTGTGGTCGGCGTGGACCTACACCGTGGAGCGGTCCGACGTGGCCCCGATCCTGATCGTCAATTCGCCCACGAAGCGCTGCGGGAAGACAACACTGGTCCGGGTGGTGGCGTCGATGCTGCCGCGGGTGCTGGCGGCGGTTTCGATTTCGCCGGCGGCCCTGTATCGCGTGGTGGAACTGGCGCAGCCGACGCTGGTGATTGACGAAGTGGACGCCTTCCTGGCCGACAGCGAGGAGCTCCGCGGCCTGGTCAACGCTGGCCACACACGGGACACGGCCTATGTGGTGCGCCTGGACGGCGAAAGTCTGTTGCCGCGCCGGTTCAGCGTGTTTGGCCCGAAGCTGCTGGCCGGGATCGGTCGGCTGCCCGCGACCATCGAGGACCGGGGCATCATCCTGACCCTACAGCGCAAACCGCCCGGGGCGCACTGCGTCCGGCTTGACCGGGACGCCCTGGCCCGAGGGGCGATCATCGCCCGCAAGCTGCGGCGGTGGTCGCTGGATGAGGGCGAGCGGCTGAAGCCGACGGACGATCCGCCCTGCCCGGAGGCGCTCAACGACCGGGAAGCGGATTCCTGGCGGCCGCTGTTGGCCCTGGCCGACGTGGCCGGGGCGTGGTGGGGGCTGACGGCCCGGCAGGCGGCGATGGCCCTGGCTGGGGCACAGCAGGACGAGCAGGACCTGGCTGTGGCCCTGCTGCGGGACGTGGCGGGACTGGTCGCCGACGATGCCCGCTGCCGGTGGACGCCGGCCGATCTGGCCGTGGCCCTGGCCGAGATGGACGACCGCCCGTGGCGCGAGTATCGGCACGGCCGGCCGATCAATGGGTTCCAGGTGTCCAAAACCCTTTCCCAGTTTGGACTTGCGACGAGGCGCAGCGACGGTCGGAGAGTGTTTGACGCGGCCGAGCTGCTGGCCGTGGCCGAGCGGTACGCCCCGGGGGTGTTCGCAAAACGCGCCCCTGGCGCCCCTGTCCAGCGCAACCTGTTCGAGGGCAACGAGTTACGCAGGGGCGCGTGCGATGGAGACTGGGGTGAGTGTGGCGCGGCCTGCGGCTGACGCGCCCCTGTGCAAGTCGTGACTGGGCAACGAGTTAGAATCGAGAGGGGCGCGAGGGGCGCGTTTTCCAGGGAGGGTGGCATGGCTGCTGACAGGGACGAGTCGGCGGGGCCGGTGGAGCTGGTGATCGAGGGGCCGAAGCCGAAGACGCAAGGGAGCATGCGGGCATTCCCCTTCCGGCGGCGTGATGGGTCGCTGGGCGTGCGAGTGACGCACGATGGAGGCCGGCAGGTCGAGGACTGGCGGCTGGCGGTGCGACTGATTGCGCGCGGCCAGTGGCAGCGGCCGCCGACGCGCGGCCCGGTCAAGCTGGCCGTGCTGATCCGCGTCCCGCGGCCGAAATCGCACTACCGCCGCAGCGGCCTGTCCGCGCAAGGTCGGAGGCAGCGGCGCCCGGGCCGGCTGGCGGGCGACGTGGACAAGCTGCTGCGTGCGGTCTGCGATGCCCTGACGGGCATCGTCTATGAGGACGACGCCCAGGTGGTCGAGGCGCTAGTGCGCAAGGTGTGGGCGGAAGAGCGGGACGAGACATGGCGGACGGCGATTTGGATTGCGCCGGCCGAAGACTGACAGTGGCAGACTGAAACGGGCAGCGTGTGGGCAGCGGTCAAAACCGGGGGCATTTATCACGCTGTCGGGGTGAGCAGGCAGTAAATCGTAGCGGCTTACAGTGGGGCGCGCTGCGGTCGTTATAATGGGGCAACACGGACAGGGAGGTCAGGTCATGCTTGCAAGGGATGCCATCTATCGGCTGGTGGAAGTCGTCAAACCGACGGCGGACGAGGGAGAGGCGGCTACGCTGGCGCATCGGATCGGCGGCCGGCTGCTGCTGGCAGTGAACGAGTCGCGCGGGCTGGGGTCGGCCCGCTGGTCCGGTATCGTCGAAGAGGTGCACGAAATCGCCGCCGATCAGGGCGGGCCGCCGCCGCACGTGGTCGAGGCCGTCTGCGCGCTGGTGCGGTACATGGCGGTGGGTTTCGTGCTGCTGCTGGCTGTATCGACGGCTGCTGCCGCGGCCGAGCATGCCGCCACGATGGACATCCCGCCGGAGTATCGGGCGTGGTTCCGCAACCCGGACGGGTCGTGCGTCCAATGCAGTATCGGCATGGTCGGCATGTGGAATAACCTGCCGAGCTGGACCTACATCCTATGGGACACGGAATATGGACCGGCACAGCGGGGCGGGTCGTGGCCGGGCCGCGTGGCGAAGTACGCCCGCGAGCGCGGGATGAAGCTGTACAACGTCACGGGCACCAGCTACGAGGACACGCGGCCCTGGATGATCTGGGCGGCGCAGACCGGGCGTTTCGCGGCTATCGGGGCTGGCCGCGCGCATTTTCAGACGCTGTACGGATACGTGCCGGGCGATGCAAAGCCTTGGAAAGTCTGCAACAATAACAGCACCTGGCGGGTGGACGAGTACACCGAAGAGGAGTTCCGGCGGCTGCATATGGCGAGCGGGCCGTGGGTCGTGATTCCTGACGAGCCGCCGGGACCGCCGCCGCCGAAAATCGTCGCGTGGTGGCAATAGGGGAGGCACGCGCTGGCGCTGTCCAGGTCGCCAGCAGCGAGCGCAAACGCAGGGAGGGCAGACAATGAGCGCGATCTGGGCGTCGGTGCTGGTATGGGCGGCGGTGGCGAGCCAGCCGGAGGGCCGCGACGTGCCGCCGGCCGCCGTGGACGAGATTTTGCGGCGCGGGGCGATGGTGGAGCATGTGGCAGGAACACAAGGGATCGAGGACGAGGGGACCCTGGCGTTTGTCGAGGCGGTGGCCCCGCCGCCAGACGATAGCCATAAGTGGTTTTTTTCGCTGGTGGTGACGCGGGGCTGCCCGTGGTGCGAAAAGATGCGCGCGGATTTCGCGTCGAGCCCGTACCTGAAGCCGTGGGTGAACGTCAAAGAGCCGAAGGAGTCGTGGGCGCACTGGCAAGTCTTCCAGTTCGAGGACGAGTCGCAAAAGTGGCGGTGGAAGGGGCTCGAGCTGAAGCAGTTTCCGGTGCTGATCGTACAGCCGCCGCTGAACCGGGCGTTTGGCGACCCCGCGACAGTCGTGTACCTGCGCCAAGGATACCTGGAGCCGCAGAAGCTCGATCAGGAAATCCGGGCGGCCATCCGGGCATACACGAAAAAAGTCGCGCCGCAGTATCGCGCGTGGAAGCAGACGCAGCAAAGCAAAGAGCATGAGCAGGGGCTGGCGAAAGGCGGTATCGGTCAGGCGAGCGACGCACCGCCCAGCGGTGCGACCGGGCAGACGGAAGGCGGCTGGCGTCCGCCGGCCACGCCGCCGTCCCCCTTGCCGGAGCCCACGATCCCTTTTCAGGTGCCGCCGATGCCCAGTCCACCGCCGAGCCCAACGGGTCCGCAGGACGCGCTGGCACCGCTGATCGTGGCCCTGCTGCGCAACATGCTGCCCAGCGCGCAGACGGTGCTGCTGCTGCTGCTGACGCTGAGCAACGTGTGGATGCTATACCGGGACCTCGCGAAGCAAAGCGGCGTCCGAATGCTGATCGACGACCAGACAGCGGACCGGATCGTGGCCCTCGTCCGCAAGGTGGCGGGTGGATCGGGCGGGCAGCCGCCGCCGTCGCCGCCTTCTGCCTGAGCGCGTGGCAGTGGATGAGCTGGTGGCTGTGGCTGCCGATGCGGCTGGAATCGCTGGCCTGGGCGCTTGTGGGCATCCTGGCCCTGTACGTGCTGGTGCGTTTGATTCGCGGGTAAACATGGAGGACGGATCGTGACCGAGGAGCGGCGGCAATTCCTGGCGGCCTTGATTGACGACGTGCGGACGAAATGGGAGCGGTGGCTGGATCAGCCGACGGCGTCTTTGGTGCCCGATCATCCTTTGCATCGGGCGCTGTCGCTGCTGGCGGAGCAAGCGGAAATGGTGGTCCCGGAGCGGGCCGAACCCATCGAGCGATTGATCGAGCAGTTTGCCGAGGTGTGGCGGGAGTTCTTGCGCGATCAGGACCTGCTGGGCGACCCGTCGCTGCTTCCGCCGCCCGAGCTCTGGCACGCCCTAGGTCGCGTCGTGGAGCACCAGACACAGGCGCAACTTCCGGCGCTGAAGTCCGTAGAACCGATTGAAGAACTGCTGCGGCAAAACGTGCCCCGCTACCAAATCTGCCTGATTTACGGGTTTCTCGATGAGTACGGAAACCCAGACTATGTGAAACTGGCCGAGGAAATCTCGCGGCCGGGGACGCACACGGGGCCGGGGTGGATTGCGCCGGTCAATCGGCATATTCTCGACCTGCGCCGGAAGATGACCGAGTCGGCATCGCAGCTCAAAGCGAAGGCGGAGCGACTGGCGCAGCCGCGGCCGCCGGAGCTGGTGGCCATGACCGAGGCGGACGACGTGGAGCCAGAGCCAGACGCGACCGCCGCAGCGCAGGAGGACGTGCCATCTGCCGCGGAAGCGCAAGCAGGACGCAAGCGGCGGCGATAGTCCGCCCCGGCCGACGAGCAAGGCGAAGCGTAAAGACAACGGGGGCGCTGGTCCACCGCCAGCGCTCACGGTGCGCGACTACCCGCACCTGCTGGCCGCATGGGCGAAAGGCCGCGGTTTAGCGGCCATCGCGGCGCAGTATGGCGTGTCGCGGTCGAGTGTGTGGCGGCACCTATGCCGAGCGCGGGCTCTGTACCGCGAGGAAGTGCGGCGGTCGCTGGCCGATTTTTTCTATGAGCTCACGACGCTGCGCCGCACGCTTTGGGAAGCGCTGGACGACCCGGAGGCCAACCGCGCGGCCCTGGCGCAGGCGCTGGTGAAGGCGATCACGCTCGAGCTGGAACTGGTGCGGGAGCTGACGGCCCGGGAAGCCGCGGACGCGGCGTTCCGCGTTGCGGGCGCGGAGCCGCAGGCCCTGGCTGCGGAAGCGGCGTCGCGGTTGCTAAGGTTACTCGATGCCAAAGCACGGTCCAAAGATTGAGCGAGCGGCGGAGATCGTGCTGGGCGATGCGTGGCTGACCCAGTACGCAGCGCGCAGCCGCGAGCTGGCCTATTTCACCTTTCGGCCGCGGCCGAACCGGCCGGAATTGGGCGACGAGCAGCAGGCTTTCGTCGAGTCGCGCGACGTGGTGGCGTTTTTCATCGCCGGCAACGGGTCGGGGAAAACCGAGGCCGCCGCCGCCAAGTGCGCACGATTCCTGCTGGCGCGCCAGCCGCCGCCGAGGCGTGATACGCCCTTCTGGGTCCTCACGGAAACGATGCACGTTGCCGGTGAGGTGCTTTGGAAGGAAAAGCTGCTCGGCCGCGGCCACCTGCCGCCCTCGGAAATCGACTGGGCGCGGGTGAGCTGGCACGAAAAGAAGGCGAATCATCCGCGGATGGTCCCGCTGCTTCCGTGGCCCGCGTCCCGAGGAGGGGACGACGCGAAAAACTGGATGATCGAGTTCAAGTCGTTCGAGATGGGCAGGCGCGCGCTCCAGGGCGCGTCCATCGGCGGCTTCTGGTTCTCGGAGCAGTTCCCAGCCGACCTGTTCACGGAAGTCTTGGTGCGTTGCCGCGACTACCTTTTCCCGGGTGGGCAGTTCGCCGAGTTCACGCCCTTGGACCCGGACCTGTGCGTCTGGCTGGAGCGGATCATGGAAGAGCCGCCGCCGGGCTGGGGATTTTACCGGGGCAATACCGAGTGCAATCGCGAAAACCTGGCACCTGGGGCCATCGAGGCGTTCTTAGCCACCACGCCCGAAGAGCTCAAAGAAACGCGGCTGCGCGGCGTTCTGGCGTCGTTCGAGGGGGCGATTTACCCGAGCTTCAACGTGAAGCTGCACGTGGTGGACGAGTCCGAGGTGCGCATTCCGCCGGGCTGCTGGCATTTTCTGGGCACGGACTGGGGATCGTCGGTCGAGCATCCGCACGTGACAGTCTGGGCGGCGATGGACGGCGCGGGCGACTGGATCGTCTATGACGAGCTGTGGGACTGCGACCAGTCGCGCACCACGTACGACCTGGCGCAGGAAGTGGTGCGACGCTGTGCGAGCTGGGGCTGGCCTACGTGCGTCGAGCAGGTCGAGGGCCGGGCGGTGCAGCGGATCATGACGGACGACCCGCACTACGGCATGAACTTCGCCGATCCCAGCCGCCCCGGGGAAATCTACAGTTTCGGGCAGTATGGCGTCCCCACGGTCCCGGCATCGAATCGGGTTTACGACGGGATCAACGCGGTCCGGCTGCTGCTTAAGCCGCACCCGGTCACGGGGCGGCCGCGGCTGCGGATTTCGTCACGCTGCCGCCACCTGATCGAGCAGATGCGCAAGTATCGCTGGCGGCGGTCGCGCTCGCCGCTGTCCGGCAGTGCGATCAATCCCGCGGTGGCGTCACCCGTGCCGCTGAAGCGCGATGACGACGCCTGCGACGCCCTGCGGTACCTGATCGCGTCCTGCGGGATGGGGGAAACCCGGCCCGTGAGTCAGCCGACCTTGGCGCCCAGGCCCCGGCGGTCCGCGATTTGGCCCGGGCGGCCGCTACAATAGGGGCAAGGCCAGGGAGGGACACACGATGCCGCTGCCGCGGTACCTACGAGCGCCCCTGGAGGGGCTGCGGCGGATTGTGCGGGGGATGCGCACCCGCCCCGCGGCGCCGCGCACCAAGGCGGCCAGGTCGCAGCGGCCGGCTGCCGCCGGACAAGCGGGGCGGGGACAGACAGGCCCCGGGCAGACGGCATCCGGGCAGACGGGGCGTCAGGCCCCGCGGCCGCTCATTCCGGGGGCCAGGGCCGGCGGTGGCGGTAGCGGCGGCCTGGAGCTACGGGCAGAGGACCTGGAGGCCCTGCTGCGGGCCGTGCTCGACGAGGGCTGGGGGTCCGAGGCGGACCTTGCCGAGTGGATCGACCGGTTGATCCGGGGCATCCCGCCCGAAGAACCGCCGCCGATATCCGCGGAAACCGCCCAGGCGCCGCCCCCGCTGCCCCCAAGTGGACCGAGCGGGACTGGCGGCGCGGGCGGCGGCGGCGGCTGGCCACCTGGAGGGTTTGGTGGAGTTGGTGGCGGTGGTGCAGGCGGTGGCCGCGGTCCCACGCCGCCGGGCGGCGGCCGGGGTGGCGTGCCGGTCAACGTGGACGGGCAGTGGATCACGTTTCCGGCGAATCATCCGATTGTCACGGCCGAAATGGTCCCGGTGGCCAGCAGCAACATCTACAGCATCGGCTACGACAACGACAGTCACACGCTGATGGTGCGGTTCGTGGGGCGCCATAGCCACAAGGACAATTCCCGGCGGCCCGGGTCGATTTACGCCTATTTCCACGTGCCGGCGCGGCGGTTCCTGCAATTCCTGGATGCGGCCAGCAAGGGCAAGTGGCTATGGGACAACGTCCGCATCCGTGGGACGATCAGCGGGCACCGCTACGACTACGCCCTGGTGGGCATCGAGGCCGGCTACGTGCCGCGGAAGGCCACGCTAACGCCGCTGGGCGAGGCGTACATCCAGCGGCAAGTATGGACGGACAAAAGCCGCCTGATTTCCAGTCCGCTGCCGGAGCAGCTCGTCCGGCCGCTGGCCCCAGTACTGCGCCCAGGCCGTCCGCCGAAGGACGGACGCCGCGGCCTAGGAGGATGACCCATGCCGATCATGATGGACCTGGGACAGCTTCTCGCGGAGCAAGACCCGTCGAAACAGCCGGCCAATGGGCAGATGGTGCTGCCGCACGTGGCGACGTTCGCGGGCATGGCGACCAGTCTTGCCAAGGTGTACCGCATCGCCGACGAGGCCCTGCTGCATTCGCGCGAAAACGCCCGCGCGATGCGCAACGACCTGGCGATCATGGAATGCGTTGAGGCGAGGCAGCGGGCTGTGGCCCTGCTGAGCTGGCATATCGAGCATGACCCGTCGGACCCGGTGCAGCGTGCGCTGGCGGCCGACGTGACCCGATGCCTGGAAGCGATCCCGCGGTTTACGGCCTATCGCGAAAACCTGCTGCACGCCGTGTTCTACGGGCGCTATGCCGTCGCGCAGCGGTGGCGCTGGCGATATGTGCAGTCGCGGCTGCGCCTCGTGGTCGATGCGTGGCGGCCCGTACATGGCGACAAGATCGTCTATCGCGTGCCAGAGGATGCCGAGGATGAAGCGGACGCCGAAGCGTGGCGAATCGGCATCCTGGTGGGCTCGGCGTACAAGGCGGGCGATATGGTGGCCGGCAGATGGAAGGTCGAAGCGACCGACCGCGGGCTGGCCTATTTCCTGGAGCCGTGGGAACGGCCGCTGCTGGCGGTCCATACGCACAGCATCGAGGACGGCGAGTTCGAGGTCCCCTATTCCGCCGACCGGCTGCACGGCGTCGGCTTGCGCTCGCGCATCTACGCCACCTGGTACCAGAAGCAGGAAACGCTGGCCTGGCTGATGGAATACATGGAGCGCTCCGCGCTGGGGTTCGAGATTTGGTATTACCCGTGGGGCAATCCAGCAGCGCGGGCCGCCGTGGTGAAAGCGGCCGAAGAGCGCAGAGCAAACATCAATCAAATCCTGGTCCCGAAAATCATGGAAGGGGACAGTTTCACGCCCACCTACGACCGGATCGAGCCGTCAATGGCCGGAGCCGAGGCCTTGAAGACGATCATCACGGAATACTTCGGGCATCTGATCAAGCGCTACATCATGGGGCAGACGCTGACCAGCGAGGCCGGTTCGACCGGCCTGGGCTCGAACCTGGCCGACATCCACCTGGCAACGTTCCTGCAAATCGTGCGGTATGACGCGGTGAACCTGGAGGAAACGATCACGACCGACCTGGTGCGCCCGCTGCTGGCGTTCAATTTCCGGCGGACCGACCTTCCCCTGCGGTTCAAAATCGACACGGAGAGCGAGGGGGCCGCCGAGCGGCTAGACGCCATCGAGCGGGCCGCCAAGCTCGGCCTGCGCATCCGCAGCGAGGACGTGTACCGCACGGTGGGGCTCACCAAGCCGACCATGCAGGACGAGGTGCTCAGCGGTGCGTATGGCCAGCCGGCCGCCGCAGGGGCCGGAAATCCCGCCGATCAGCCGCCAGGAAGCGGTCCCCCGGAATGGGGAGGCGCTTGACGGAGGGGAGGATCAAGCGAGAATGCGAGGCGTAGGAGTCTGGAGTCACGGACGATGCCGACGGCCACCGCCAGCCCGACCGCGACGAAGCAGCGCTGGTATATCCTGCGTGACGTGCCGGTATTTGCCGAGCACGTGACCAAGGCCCGCAATGGCCGGACGCTGATTTTCAACCGGGAAAACCTCCAGCGGCTGGCCGAAAGCTGCAACCGCCGCATCCAGCAGACGGGCGATTATGCCGCAGTGACTATCGGACACACGCCCGACCGGGACGCCTTGGCGGCCGGCGCGACGCCGCCGAAAGTGGTCGGTTTCGCCGGTCCGTTCCGCGTCGGGCGTCTGGGGGAAGGGGAGGACGCCAAGTGGTGCATCTTCGCCGACCTGCGGATTTTCCCGGAGTTTCGCGGCCTGCTGAAGCATTATCCGCGGCGCAGCGCGGAGCTCTGGCTGGTAGGTGACTACGATCAGATGTACTTGGACCCAATTGCCCTGCTGGGCGCCGAGACGCCGCGCCTGGACCTGGGGCTCGTGTACAGCGCCGACCGTGCCGGGGTCGTGGTCGAAAAGTATGCAGCCGCGCATCCCTCGGCGACTAGTACGTGCCTGCCGGCCCCCATCGCGGCAAAGGCCGGCAGCTCGCCACCATCGAAACGGGAAGCATACGCCATGGCGACGAAGACTATCGCAAGTGGGCTCGACGTGGACGAGATTGTGCAGGCCGTACTGCAAGCGCTCGACGGCTTGGACTGGGTGCAGGCCGCCAAGCAGAAGGCGCAGGACGACCGAGCCGTCAAAATTGAGCCCGAAAGCCAGAAGGACGCAAGCGGGACCCCAGCGCCAGAGGACGCGGCGGCCGGCACTGCGGAGGAGGAGCCGGAACCTGCCGAAGAGGAGACGGCGGACGTCGAAGCGTCCGCTGGCCAGGAAGCGCCGCCTGCGGGACCGGACGCAGCCGGCCGCCGCGCCTCGCCACCCGCGGACGACGAGGAGGACAAGGACAAGGACAAGGACAAGTCGGAGTCATACGCCGCCGAGGATGCCGCGCCGGCCGAAGCGGTGGCGGAGCTGCCGGCCAATGACCCGGTGGCCAAGCTCCGAGCGGCCCTCGAAGCGGCGATGGCCCCGCTGATTCGCCGCCTGGAAATCGTCGAGTCCCAGCTCCGCGGCGAAGGGGCCAAGGTGCGGGACCTGGAGCGGTACGCCCGCATCGAGGCCCTGCGGCGGGAAGGCTACCTGATCGACACGGAAGCGACGTTCCAGCGCCTGCGCTACGAGCGCTGCCCATCCGACAAGGAGTTTGAGCGCTCGCTGGAGCTGTTGCGTTCGCAGGCGGTGCGGGCTCCGGCCGATTTACCGATGCCGCCGACCGCGCCGCGTGGCGGTGCGACAGCCGTGGCCAACGTGTCGGAGGCCGTCGCGCGTGCCACCGAACAGCAAGCACGCCAAGCGCGTGAGCTCTGCATGGAAGCGCGCAAGCGCGGTTTGACGCCCGATTTTCACAGCACGCTGGCCGCGGTCGTTGCCGGCCGGCCGGAAGTGCGCCTCAAGTGACGGAGACTAGGCCATGCCGGAAGGTTTTCAGGGAATCGCCGCCAGTACGATCAACCTGGCACGTTTCGTCAAGAGCAGCGGGAACGACCATGAGTTCGCGCAGGCGGGCGACAACGACCCCATCGTCGGCATTTCGGGCATCGGCAGTGCGCGTCCGCCGATTCCCGACGTGGCAACGCACGTGGCTGCGGAAGCAGGGCAGAGTTTCCGCATCCATCAAGAGGGCGAGCGCTGCCTGCTAACCGCAGGGCAGCCGTTTTCCGCCGGCGCGCGCCTCAAGTCCGATGCCAATGGCAAGGGCGTTGCGATTGCCACCAGCGGGACGACCCCGCAGCGCTACGGCGCCGTGGCCCTGCAAGCCGCGACCGCCGCGGACCAACTCGTCGAAGTGGTGGTGGTGCTAGGGGTGGAGTCGCCGGCGTAACGTGATCGCCGCGACGTGGACACGAACACCTACCGCGAAAGGATGCTACGATGCCTGCTGCTTATCCCAGCGCGACAAACGTTTTCGTTCGCGATCATGCCGCGACCCAAGGACTGGTCGTGGATTTTGCGCGAAACCCGACCGATTTTCCGCTCAATCAATACGTCCAGATCATCCCGGTCCAGAAGGTCGCCGGGTATTACCTCGAAATGACCGTCGAGGAAGCGGGTCGCATCGTCAACAACGACCTGCGCAATTTCATGTGGCCGGATGGGAACCCGGCGCCCGAAGGGCACGCGGGGACGGAGTCGTTCAACTGGAAGGAGTACCGCTGCCAGCGATACGCCTATCCGGTCACGTTGGGCGATTTGACCGTCGATCAGGCCACGTGGCCGATCC